GTGCTAATGAACAAAGACTTTAACGACTGGAAGCCCCGCCCTGACGCACTTAAGACCGTGATGCAGATTATTAAACCTGCCACGTATGTGTTAGAGGCTGGCGAATACAGCGACAAGCTGCCGCCATGTCACACGGTAGAGGTGCGGTGCGAGTTGCCTAACCGACAAGAGTACGAACACTTTAAGAAGACGTTTGTTATGGAGCTGGACGGCAAAACATTGACCGCTGTTAACGCTGCCGTGCTGACGTCCAAGCTACAGCAGTTGGCGTCAGGCTTTATTTACGACACCGAAGACAGCTCTGAGACTAAATGGTTGAGCTTCCATAAGTTTGACATGCTAGAAGACCTACTGGACGAGAACCAACACGACAACACTATCGTGGTGTATAACTTCCAGGCGGAGCTTAAAAAGTTAAAGCAGCGCTTTCCTAAGGCCGTGACGATAGACGAGCCTGACGCCATTAAGCGTTGGAATAACGGTGAGATTGAGCTGTTACTGATACATCCTAAGTCAGCAGGCCACGGTCTGAATTTACAACACGGCGGCTGTAAGATTGTGTTCTTCTCTCTGCCGTGGAGCTTAGAGTTGTATGAACAAACCATAGGCCGTCTGCATCGCAGTGGCCAAGCGCATGATGTGTGGTGCTACATACTGTTAGCTAACAAAACAGTAGACGAACGTATTTGGGCGGCCTTGCATGACAAGCGGGCTATTTCTGATGTTGCAATGGATGAGTTGAAATGTTCATAGTAATGGCTGTACAAAGTGAAGCTAACCTTAAAATGCTTGGCGCCCCTACTCCGGTAGAGTTAAAGTTTGCCAGTGGCATGATTGGGGTATTGCCTGTGTTTATGTCTCGTAAGGCTGCCGAAAGGTATTCTAAAAAGAAGTTTACTATAGTTGAAATAGGGGAGAAAAAAGATGCCATGTAATCAAGATTGTAATCAAGGCCGCAAGTGTGACTGCGGTGAAAGAAGCGTAGATCGAGCAATGGTTGTTATATCGGTATTGCTAATCCTGTGTTTGTTTTCCATTGGATTTGGGCTATACAAGCTAATCAATAGAAACAAAGGCCAAGAGTGCGCTGTGACGTTGCAGTTTAATAACAATGTTAAAGCTACTTACATTGGTAAGACTGTTTGATATATCACTTTTTTGGGTTTAATCAGGTCTGTATACGGGTTTCAGAGGAAGTGATGCGCATTGTCTGCGGATGTTTTGGCGGATGTATACAGGATTAGTTTAAATTTGACCTATTTGTGTAAACCATAGTTAACAATGTACATAAGGAGAAACAAGATGGCGGCACATAACGACATCACAGGCGACTTGATACAGAGCCGTGTAAACAGTAAAGAGTTTGAAAATAATTTTGATTTAATATTTAGAAGTAAAGACCCTATCTGCAACATCTGCGGTAAGGGGATGGCCTCAACAAAAGAGTGTGCTTTTACAGGTTGTCCGCTTAACTGGGACGAAGACAGAATTGACATTATCGCAGCCAACGGCAACGACGGTCTGCATTACAAAGGAGAGTAGGATGGAAAGACTAAACTGGCGTTCACTGAACGCTATCATTAACGACAAGACAGAGGAAGAAGTGCTGGAGTTGCTAAACCATGAGCGACAGACCGAGCGCCGTATTTCAATGTTACAACGATTACATCAACGCTACACCATCTTACGCGCTGCGCGTGAGCGTGTGGAAATAATTAAGGAGGCAGTAAAACCATGAACAACTATCGTGAAGTTTGGGATAGGCAAAATTACAAGTTTACTAATGTAGACGCAACACCTTGGTTACCGATTGAGGAATTTGAGCCAGTCGGCTTTTGGACTAGACTATGGATGTGGGTGACAAAATGATATACACAATTAATCTATACGGCATCGAGCTAGATGTGTACGCAGACATCACGCGTTACTCAGATGGGTTTGGCACTGGCGACAGCCCTGACGACGTTGATGTAGAAATACTGTCAATAGAGCTGCCGGACTCTACGCAAGACATATCAAATTTGTTATCAGACGACACGCTGATCCGCGTCGAAGACTTAGTATTGGAGGTAGCAAACAATGAGTGACGGAATGACAGAGATGTACATGGAAGAAGAATGGATTGATGCAGCTACCGCGGCTATGAATAAAGCTAATGCTGATGCACTACAAAAACAAGTGGGCGGGTCGCACTACGCTGAGATGGTAATTCAACCCATCGAGTTTATCACGGCTAATAATCTTAGCTTTTTAGAAGGCAACATTATCAAGTACGTTTGCCGTCACCGGAATAAGAACGGCGCTGACGACATCAAAAAAGCTATGCACTATTGCGAACTACTTTTACAAATGGAATACGGAGAATAACATGACTGAAAAAATGACATTACCAAAATGGTTATGGTGGAACAAAGGCGAATGTATAGTTGAAATTCTATCTCGCGGTCATTTTCCGACCACCGCTATGGTAAAATTGCCGTCCGACAAAAAAATAGAGATAGAAATACATGAATTACGAATTGAACATACTTGAATACGTGATTTGCTATTTTCCTGCGTTTTTGACAGGTTTTTGTACATGCGTGGCTATCAGTGCATTACCGCCTTATCAATCGTCTGTTATACAGCGATTGGTGAGGTCGTTTTTTAGCTTTACCCGTCAAATTTGTCGGTTTCGACGTACATCGCTAAATCATCACCAGTAAATTCAATTCTACCCATGCTAGTGGTGATGACAATAATTTCGTTGTCGTAATCCACTTCAATTTCATCGATGGACTGACCTAACAAGTCGTAACAGATTTCTTCCGGTGTACGTTTAGCCATATCTACCTCAACATATCAGAGTTAATTGTTAACCGGCTGACCTCACCGTAGCGGCGATCATAACTTATTACCTTAGCATCTCGGCCTGATAGCCAACCGCCCCTAGCAGAATACGCATCACCTGGTGCTAGTGTACGATGCTGTTCAACTATCATCAAGTTATTTTCTTTAATATCGATAGAATGGTAATGGCCCATGTGGGCGTAGGCATACTTAGTCCTACCGAACATTTCCCTGAACTGGCCAGCAAACACTTCTGATACGTTTGCGACTTTACGCTTGTGGCCGTGGTGGAAGAACAACGCCACGTTACCGAACTCGTACGCATTGTACGGATTAGGTGATTTGTCCACAGTAACGCGCGGCTCGTTTTCATACAGCACACTAAACCACTCGCGCAGCCATATCTGACTGACTGGATCGTGGTTGGCGTCAGCCATGATAATGTGTAGCTTTTGATGCTTGGCTAACAGCATGTCTATTACGGTGCGTAATACACGTATCGCAGACCGGACTAACTTAGCAAACCGCGTGTCCACGTCGAGCAAATGTTTAGACGCAGGCGTTACAGCGTCCATACCGTCAAAGTGTAAGAAGTCCGATAGCTGTGCAAACACAGCCGTGTCAGCGTTAGGCGACTGAGCGATGGCTTGCTCCATCCATTTAACAACCAGCTTTTCAGCGATAGCGACGTCCCAGTTCTCACCGGTCTCCTCGTCCCATGACAGCATGCCCAAGTGGTAGTCCGTGATAACGTAGCAGTTCAGTAGGTTGTCATTAGACAGCGGTGGGGCTGGTAATGCAGACAGCCGTGGGATTTCCTCTTTCATGGCGTCAATTGACTGACGCATCATCTCTTGTAGCTTGGTGTCCTCGATGCGTGACTTGACCCACTGGCCCGATGCTTTACCCTCGGCATTATAGTAGGTGCTGATACCCCGAACGATGAAGGGATCGGGTACCACGCGAACCATGTCGTTATCAGGTGCGTATCCGCTGATAGCGGCTTTACGCTTTACTATGCGTATTGAGTCTGCGACTGTGGTGTGGTGTAAGTTTAAGGCTCTAGCGGCTGGGCGTATGCCGCCGTATTCATTGATAGCTTGGATTATTTCTTTTTGTCTGTCATTGGCGAACGCCAAAAAGCCATCTTCGATAATCATCTGCGTTCCAATTCAAGGATGTAAACGCCCAACTTAGCAGCGTTGTCCCTATCTAAGCAGATGCCGCCGTCAGCTTGCTTTTGTATCGTCAGTGTTGGTTTTGTCGGCTGGAGTGTTTGCTGGGTTTGACACGCTGTCAAAATGAGCAGCGTACCAATCAGCAGGGTTTTCTTCGAGTGCATCGCGCAACCTTTGGGCTTTCGCCTGTTCTCTTGCCACAGCCCACCTTACTACTAAAAGTAGCAGGCGGTCTATGATAGCTAAGAGTGAGGACACTACTTTTTGTCCGCTGTAAATACGCCTAAGGTACCGATGGCGGCTAGACCCAAGGCTACAATCGCGTCGCCTTGCGCGGGTGATAGCGTCACGCCAATGGCGGTTAGTAGCGCTACGATACCGCGCCATGTTGATGCTTCTTTAAGACGTTCAAGTAAATATGCTTTCATAGTGTTTTCCCCTTTTGAAAATCTAATAGTGACAGACCGCCGGTGAACTGACAATGCGCCGTCTCCTTAAACTTGCCAGTCCATCGACCAGCCCATTCAAGCCCTACGCTTTCTGCGATAGCGCCGCAGGTTGCAAACAAGCCCTTATCGTTCCACTGGCATTTGCCGTTAACGATGGGACAAAAATCAAACGCAACCCGATGATTGTGCAGTGATTGACCTGCCTTAGCGTTAGTCACTATGTTACCTGGTGTTGTACGGCCTTGATTATAAAGGGCTGTTTGACTTGCTGCATCACGATACGTGGATGTAATCAATACGTCAATGCCTTTCTTATCACATTCTTCAATAAAAGCCTTGCACATGGCAGCGACTTTAGGATGCAAATCGGACAAACTACGACTATTTACCAAAGTAAATGCTCCCGCTGATGACGGCTGTAATGAGGATAAACACCACGCGCTCAACCCATGCACCTGACGCGGTAGATATTTCAACCTTGGTCACGCGGCCATCTAAGGCGCGGTGATGGTCGTCGTAATTGTCCATGCGTTTAAACAACGTAATCATTCGTTCTTCCATACGGGCCAATGAAACAATCGCTTCAGACACTTTGTCCAGCTTTTCTTCTATACGGTTGAGGCGCGTTGTTTGATCGTCCATACTAAATCCTTATTGAGCTAATGCGTTTTGATTTTGTTGATCAGGGGCTAAAGCATTACGCGATGTTTGCATTGTAATCTGTCTTGCTACTTTAGGATCTGCTAATGCGCGTAACACTTCATCTTGTTGACTGGTAGGCAAAGACTTAATCAAATCAGCCATGCTTTTACCTGATTGCATGCCTTTTTCAAGCGCAGCAAATGTAGCACGATTAACTTTAAATTCTAGTCCGTCTAAAACTTTATTAGTTACTGTAGCTACACGGCTAAACAACGCAGGTAAACGCCATTTTGCAGCGTCGCTACTAAGTATGTCTTTTAATCCAATTGCGCCTTGTTTTGCTAAATCTGTCATTTCTGACGTACGTTTTAAATCGTCGGATATTTTTTGTAGCGATAAC